GTGCTATCTCTGGCGTCAAGGCTCCCAAGGCGCTCAAGGGTGGAACCGATACTGTCGGTGACTTCTTTGAGAACGTTGTAAGGAACACGCAATCTGCCATCGAAGCTGGCATGAAGAACATTGCCGCTGAGAGAGCCATCCAGAATGAGGTTTATCTGGGTGATGCGGTTGAATCTTTGGATCCCAAAGGTCAGCCCAAGCGTCCTTCCTCTGCGACCAACGTAGTAACTGTTCTGCGTAATGGGGAAACCCATTACTACGAATGTGTGGATGCTTTGTTTGTCGAAGCCATGAAGGGTTTAAACATGGCAGAGATCCCTGGTCTGCAGCTCTTTGCAGCCCCGGCGAACCTGCTCCGCTCCTTTGTGACCAAGACGCCTGACTTCATTCTGGCTAACTTACTGCGTGACTCTATGGCTGCGTGGGTGACCAGTGGGGCTAACATCACCCCGGTCATCGACACTGCAAAAGGCTTTGCCACAGCACTGGCTGGTAAGGATAAAGACCTGCAGACCCTGCTCAAGGCTGGTTTGATCGGTGGTCAGGAGTTCTCTGGTAAGGTACGTGAAAGCGGCAAGACCCTGGAGAAACAACTCAGGAAGACTGCCGGGGCAAAGACAACCAAGGAAAAGGCGCTCCGTCCGTTTACATCGGTATGGGAGGCTCTGGAGAAGGGGTCCGCTGCGTCCGACGCTGCCACCAGGCTTGCCGTTTACAAGGATGCCTATGCCCAGACTGGCAACGAAGCTGAGGCTTTGATGCGTGCCATGGAGATTATGAACTTCCAGCGCAAGGGTAGTTCTGCTCTGATCCGTATCCTGACCGCAGTAACCCCGTTCTTGAACGCCCGGATCCAGGGTCTGGATGTTCTGTACCGCGCAGGCATCAAACCGTTCATTAACCAGGATGACCGCACTGCCTACGACCAAGCAGTTGCCAAGGCGTTCATCAAGCGGGGTATGTCTCTAATGGGCCTGTCTGGTTTGTACTACGCCCTCATGCATGACGATGAGGATTACCTGGCGCAGGAAGAGGAAACCCGGGATAACAACTGGCTGATCCCTTCTTTGGGCGTAAAGATCCCCATCCCATTTGAAGTGGGTGTGATCTTTAAGGTCATGCCTGAGCGTATTTTGGCATACATCATGGGCAATGACACAGGGGAACAACTCCTGGCGTCTGTCCAGCGTAACCTGTATAGCACGTTCGGTGTCCAACTTCCCCAGGCTGTGCTTCCCATGATTGAGGTGGCAACCAACTATTCATTCTTCACAGGCCGTCCGATCATCGGGCAGGGTATGGAAGATGTGGACAAGAAGTTCCAGGTCGATCCAGGTACATCCAAGTTCGCAGAAATGCTGGGCCAGATCACCTCGTTTAAAACTGAGACCGGTAAGTCCGTTGGCCTGTCGCCCATCCAGATCGATCACCTGATCAAGGGCTACACCGGAACGCTGGGAACCTACGCAGTAGACGCCATGGACACGGTCATCGGTTTAAACAGCGAGATCCCCAAGCCGTCCAAACGGTTTGAGCAGATGCCGTTTATCCGTCGCTTTGCCTTGGATCCTGAAGCCCGGGGGAATGTCACTGCCTACTACGAACTGAAGAACGCAGTGGATCAAGCAGTCAGGACATCAAACCTGCTGGAGCGTACTGGGAACGTGGAAGATCTGGCTGAGTACAAAGCTGACAACATGCCGCTGCTGGCCAGCAAAGACTATGTAAACGCTCTGTACAGGGATCTGAAGAAGTTCAATGACATGAAGCGTCAGATCCGCTCGTCAACCATGGATGCGGATGACAAGCGGGATATCCTTCTATCCATCGGGCAGTCTGAAGCCGCCTTGGTCTCCCAGATCAGGGAGTACCGGAAGATGATTGCACAGTAATGTAGCCGTTCTCAAACAGCCAGCCGATAGTGTTTCGGTGGGCTGTTTCCCAGCGCTCCCTTCTCTCTTCCTTACTCCATTCTGACCCCTGGTCTAGTTTGGAATGGCAGGTGTAACAGAGAGCCGCTATCCGGTAGTCATGGGCTTTGATGCCCATGCCTTTCCCATCTCGTTGTTGGTTTGAATGCGCAGCAACGACAGTGTCATCGTTTAAACCGCAGATCTGACAGGGTGACTGCCGGACGATCTCAAGAAGCGTCTTGTTCCGGTACATTCTTTTTCCTAGACTTGACCAGCCTGACAAAGGTCTCCTCAGTCACAAACTTGTGGCCTTCAAAGCATTCCCGTACCCGGGTGATCTTGGTGGGGCTAGGCTTTGTCTGAAGAACATCTGTGAACCTCGTCTTGCAGACAGGGCATTTCATTCATGACCCCTTGCTCGGATGGCCTCACGACAGTCATAAGCAGTCTTGTCTTCCTGCCACAAGTCGTCACACACCTTCGCACACGCCTCACGCTCTGCGGCGGCGACAAGGGCGGCAAAGTGTTCAAGTTCTTTGTAAATCGGATATGGTCCAGCCAACGGGCCAAAAGTTTCACTGATGTTGAAATCAGCCTCCCTCGCCAGTCGAATAATGTCATCTCTGTTCATGCTTGTCCCCTTGCTCGGATGGCGTTGGCGCAATGCTCTGTACCGCGACACCATTCTGGAGTTTCTGCTGAATAGCCCCAGGGATGACGAATCTCATCGCACACCTTCGCACACGCCTCACGCTCTGCGGCTTGGGCCATGTGGAAGAAGCGTTCCAGCATATCGAATGGCGGATGTTGAGCAATGTATCCCCCGTTATCGCAATAACGAACAATTTGATACAGCCCCGCCTCCCGCGCCATGCGGATGATGTCATCTCGGTTCATTTTTTATCCTTGTGTTTATCCAGATACCATTTCCACTTGCGCTGTTTGGCAATGCGAAACAGTTCATATTTGACATAGTCTTCAACGGGTATCCCAAACTTCTTGACCATCATGCATTCTGTGACAGACAGAATTATCTTGCCGACTTTGTCTTGCCCCCTCACCTTTCTTACTTGCATGAGTTCTTTTCCTTTAGCCGTTGTTCTGCCCACAAAGCGCCAGCCTTGAAGATGTAGTAGTCGGCAGACAGGTTGGCCTCCCTGTTCAGCTCGTACTCGTTCAATCCAATCCAACCAGGAGTACCGTTTAAACGCCCAAGGCTGCGGACGTAGTTCCATAGAGCTTCCATGCCCCGGTTGATATCCTTGGTCATTCCCATGCCTTTCTGATTCCATCTGATACGCCCATAGCCTTGGCAAACGACATGGTGTCGTGGGCATCGGCTATCTCTCTTGCTTGGTGTTTGTACATAGCCCATAGCATCATGCAGTACCAATGCGACTGTTCCTGTCCGTTCTCAAGACATTCAATCGCCCTGCCCATGTAGTGCGCTTGGTTTGATAACGCCCAGTAGTAGCGGCTCAGTTCGTATTGGGTCATGCTTGTCCCCTTGCTCGGATGGCGTCATAGAGATCGGCTAAAGCATGAAGCCTGACATAAACCATGCGACCGAATTCGAGTTCATCACGGACAGGCTCTCTAAATTTGCTTTCAGTCCAATCAATGACCCCCTGCGCGGCATCCAAAATTGGTTGAAATTTCTCACGCTCTGCGGCGGCGACAAGGGCGGCGAACTCCTCGGTAGCTTTGCGCCATTCCTCATGCTGTATCGGATAGCCGACTTGCCGCGCCATGCGGCTGATGTCATCTCGGTTCATTCTTTTTCCTTCAGTTCTTTCTTTAAACTGCGGTTCTCATTCATCAAGTGCTGGAGCATTGTTGTGTGTTCTTTGTGACGGGCCTCCATGATCTTGATCAGTTTCTCAAATCGGCTGGCCCAGGTCATCATATCTAAGCGCAGTCTATCCCCTTCATACCAGACGTACTCATCGGTAATGCCCTCGGAGACAAGGCTATCTTTTATCTCAAACTGTTTGATATCGTCTTCAATGCTCATGTGTTCTTCTCCTTCAAGGCTTGCTCGATGGCTTTAGCAAAGTCAATCCAGTCGGCAGACATACAACCGCAAGCTACAGCTATATTCATTTTTTCCGCATCCGTCAGCCCAACCCATTCACGCTGTGGTTGTGGGGTGATACGAGGACACTTTAAGCATTTGCCTCCGGGCCAACTGCCACAAATACAAGGCCCAACAACATCGCCATCGGGATACGCCACCGGCTCCTGCTTCTCAGCCTGCTGTGGTTGTGGGGTGGTGTACGTCTTGAGCCTTGCAATAACATCACTACCGGTGTGACCGTCAAACTCAAACAAAGCACGTTCCGTTTCTGGAATAGCAAATAAGTCCCAATCCTTTGCTTCGTAATGATTGCTGATTTGTCCATTAGGTAAGACTGCCACAACAATGAACCAACCGCCTCCAAAACATAGTTCGCCATCATGATGACGCCATGATTTGTGAACTGAGCATTTACCTCCCGCCGCCCATTCATTGAATAGTGCAACGTTGTATGCTTTACGGAACTCGTACAGTTCGTTGAAGGTGTGGTATCCGTCCGATGTATTGCCATCAATCTTTATCGGCTCTTGCTTCTCTGCTTCTGCGATGGCTTGGCGTAGGGCGGCTGCCGCTTTGGGGCCTCGTTCTGTATCAACAAGCCCTTGCAGGTAGTTCAAAGCCTCCAGCGCCTGTTTCATTGCTTCAATAGTCATAGGTATTTCCCCATCTGATTCAGACTTGTTTTGTAAGCCTTCGCCATGACCGCCGCCTTTGAAAGCGTAGGCATTATTTTGTCGTTTTCAACGTCCGACAAATACGACTTTGCACAACCGATTTTTTCTGACATCTTCTCCAATGACATATTGGTCTGACACAGCCGTAAACCGCGCAAGTATTCTCCAAGCGTTACCTTCTCCAGCGCCTGTTTCATTGCTTCTATCATCGCTTCATCCCCCTGATGTAGATGGCAAAGCTGCTGGTGGTGTCAGGCCCAAAGGCTCCCCGGAACCTCTCCACGGCCCGGGCTATCTCATCAATGGTGTCGTTCCTGACCTTGGTGGTGTATGGATCTACATCCAACTTATTTGCAATCTGCCGCTTGCGCCAGCCCTGTGCCTTCTCAATGCAGTCGAATGCCTCGTCTTCATCTGACTTCATATTTCCTCCATTCGGTCTTTGGTTGTGGGCCGTTCTTCCGGTAGAAGTTGATCAGGTAGTCTACAAGCTGGTTGTAGCTGTAATCAATGCCATGCTCCTCTTGCAGTTGTCTTTTGATTGCTTCGATGTTGCCGCTGATGGTTAGGGTTATCCGCTTCATAGTGCTGATCCTCTCTTGGCGCAAGGCCAAACAGCCTTGAGCACCTTCATAATGGTGATGTCTGCCGCTATGTGGCGCTCTGCCGGGATGTTGTCCAGGTAGTTCAGGATCATGTCCTTGATCTGACCAGCCGTTGCGTTGGATGGCGCACAGTACAGCGTCCCCGCCCCAAAGTCATATACCCCCAGGATGTATCCCATGCCCAGACCACGGCTAAAGGCGTCAGACTCCTTGAGGTTGCTCAAGAGTTTGTTTCCGTCCAAGAACTGGGCATTGGCTGTGCCCGCCAAGAGCATTGCCAAGATGATGACTCGTTTCATTTGATAGCCCTCAAAACAAAGATAAATGTCTCGTCGCCCTCGTCCACAAACGACGGCTCAAAGTTCGCTGTGTAAATGTTCCTGAAGTCAGACATGGATGTCTTGCCCACCTGATCTGCGTAGGCTTGCTGGCTCAGGAATACTAGGTTCTCTTTCACCAGAATCCGGGTATGACTCGGATCACCCAATGCCCAGATGGAGTTCTTGCTAGGACATGTAGCCAGCAAGTGACCACCCGGCTTGAGCACCCGCCAGAAGTCGCTGAACTGTTTAAAGAAGAACTTATAGTCACCCTGGGATCCGGTGTGTTCCAGCACCTCGTATGCATGGATCTCATCAAAGGTGTTGTCCGGGAATGGTAAGTTCCCCTGCATCAGATCCCATACAACGTTAGGCTTGTGGTCTGCGTTGTAGTCCAGGGTGGTTAAGTCTGACCAGTCCTTAGATCCATCGCAGGTCAATCGCTTGTCCCATTTGGATCCGCATCCGATCAAGAGTTCTTTCTTCATAACGGGGCATCCTCTGCGTCAGATGGGTACTTCGGCCCCCGGGGTTCTTTGTACGGGGGCAGGGGGAATTGAGGGAAAGGCCAAGTCATTTGCGCCTCACTCTTATCTTTGCCGCACCCTTTGTGACATTCCAATCGGTTGCGGAGTTGCGTTCAATTCTTTTGGTTCTTGCAAGTTCGTTTACTATTTTGTTTCGTCGGTTCTTTGCCCGTTCATTTGCCAAGTCCCTGTCTGCGTTTGTGCGGTATTCAGCTTTCTCCGTGTTGTATTTGGACTTTTGCAATTTGCGTAGCAAAGCAAGATCTTTTTCAGGTTCTTGATCCCACAGCCTGTCGTTTATCTTGGGAAGGTGGTATGCGGTAAACACCCGGACTCCTACTCGCCAGGGGATGTTTTCAAGTGGAACTCGCAACAGTTCGCACTCGTCAACCCGCTTCCCGGTTAGTGAGAGAAACATGCTCATGGCATCCAGCAAACTTAACTGCCGCCGCCATGATCGGATGAGACATGCGTCCCAGTACTCCTGTAGCGTGTTCATTCTGCTTTCTCCCCAAGTTCAGTGACCATTTGGATCACCTCTTCCAAAAGATCATGGGCGGCATCCCAGTACCCAAAGCTCATCAAACCCTGGGCCTTTTTGATCTCTTCGATGATTTCTTCTGCACTCATGTTTAAACCCTCTTGAAGTCCAACATCGCCCTTGCAGTGATCTCGTCGATCCTGCTGATGATGTCGCCCTTGGTTGATCTGCCACTGTCCAACACCTCCCGGATAGACAGGATGGCCTTAACCGCAGTCTCACCGCACAGGGCAAACCGCAGTTTCTCCTCGTCTTCCGGGTAGTTGTACTCAATGACGGCTTTCACTTCTGTTCCTTGTGTACAGGGGGCACCCATCCAAAGCGCTTCCAAGTCTCTTGGACATTGGTCTTAGCCTGGGGCACATACTTGAAGTCAGGATCCGTCACTCGTTGAGTCGGAACCGCTATCTTTGGTTTTTGCTCCGTAGTCATGCAACACCTCGTATCGTTCGCTGATCCAAAAGCCAGCACTGTTTAAAGCCATTCCTTTGTCGATCATCTCTTGCTCTGATCTGCACCGCCGGTCAACACCATGTTTACCTGTGCGGTGTTTGTCAAATGCCACGTTGCTGTTGAAGTACAACCCACAACCTGGACATTGGTTACGCTGTCCCGTCAGATTTTTCGTCATCAAAGAACCTCATCTTTTTGTCTGACAGGTCTTGGTCAATCAGTTCTGCGATAGAGATACCGGATGGGAATCTCATCTGCGCCCACTGAGCGGCCTTGACTATCTCAACCGCCTTGTCAATACCGGTGTTGAATCCGTTGGTGAACGAATCCCCGACTGACAGCCGTGCATCAATAGCCTCCCGCACAATCTGTGTCATGGGTATCTTGTGCTTGACCGAGAACTTCTTTAAACGCTTGATCTCCTTGGGTTCAAGGTAGACCATGAATGGATGGTATTTAGACGAACGGATCATTTTGGTTCCAGCTTTCGTATTCTTTGATGATGATGTCGAACTTGCGCTGTGCCTCAGCGTTGCCGTTGAGTTCAGCCCTGGATTCGATACCGCAGTAGGTGCAGATTGCATTGGCCGCAGAGTCCTCGTTTTTGGCGGTTGCCATCTTCATCTCATGCAAGAAGACTTGGAACGTTCGATCTCTGCATAGCATGCCAGCCTTCTGCACTCGGTTGTTGTACTCGGTAGGGGACTCGTCATCTTGAATCCGCACCAGAGCACAGGCATAACGTGCCCCAACAAAATCCCTTAACAATTCGACAGGGATTTCATCAGGGTGGATAGACAGGGTCAGGACAAAGCCTGTCCTGTCCTGCTTCAGCGCCACCTTCCTGGCTTCAAACTGCAACGCCATCTTTGATGCCTAGCTTGTTCTCAAGGTAGGAGATAACTGCAACCAAGCCAGACACTTGCTGGCGCAGGGTATAGATCTCCACGTTTAAAGCATGAACATTGGGGGCGTCCGTGCGCTGTGCCTCTTTGCGAATGTGCTCACGCAGAATCTGCTGACCCTTGGTAGGTTTACGCTTGTTGATCTTCTTGGTCATGCCAGCCTTCTTTAAGGCGGGATAGACCAGAGAGATATCACACTTGACGGCTTCTGCAATCGTTACATACTTGGCCTTGGGGTTGGCCTTCTTGTAGGCAACAATCTGTTCGCTTTTGCTTTTCATTTGCTTACTCCTGTGGGTTGATCAAAAAGGCACGTCCGTATCATCATCTTGTTGAGCGGTACTGCCTTCGGGGACAAAGCGGCTAACACCGATAGACAGATAGGTCTTGCCAGCTTTGGACTGACGCTTCCATCCACTCAGCTTGATGATGGTCAGGCCATCCTTGGTGACGATGTTGGTCTTGTCGTTCATGTTGATAGCGATCTCGCCAAAGTAGTCGGGTGACTTCTCAGACTTCTTGCTCTTGGTTGCATGCAGGTTGCCTGAGTCTGCCTTGGGCTTGTACTCGGTTTGGTAATCACTCATTAGTTTTCTCCTTAAAAGATTCCTTCAGTTGCTTGAACTTGGTCAACACTTCCTCGTACATGTCTGGGTAGACGCTGTTGAGAATGTCTAGCTGACCCTGGTTTGCTTTCCAGTAGCTGTTGAGATGGGCTACTGAATCACAAATGGTTGTGTACTGGATCATGGAGTCTGCGAACAGACGCATGTCTTCCTTCTTGGGGACTTCCCCTGGTGGCACCTCCTTGCGTTTAACAATCTTTGCTTCTGGCTTTGCTTCTGGTTCCTCATCCATGGGCAAGTCTTCGTTTGCATAGATGTACAGACCGAGTCCATGCAACGCCAAACATTTGGTCAGGCAACGCATCAATGCAGTGTTTAGATTGAAGCTGTCGATCTTCTCAACGAATGGCCCATTGCGGGTCTGGATAGTTCTGCCCTCAAGACTGATGGGCTTATTTGCGCCGTTCATCACAGGCAGGAAACAAGTCATCGGCTTGCCGAACATGGTGACAGTTACCCACACCATGGCCGTGCCGTTGATTTCTAGATACGGCTTTTCCCCGAACATCTGCACACTGAAGTTGGCTTGCGGATCAGCCTTTAAAGCCTCTGCCCAAGCCCACGCCCATGACAGGTAGGTGAGATTGTTTTTCTTCTCAGTATGCTCGTTGACATTGATTCTGAGCAGGTCATGCGGCGACATTTGTACCTGCCTTCCATCGCTTGAATTGATCGCAGTAATCTGCGACCCCGCAGTAATTTCCAGTACAGCGGACTGGTTCTCCTGGCCTCGTTTCGACATAGTGGTCTTTCTCCTTTGCTAGTTCAACTGCTTCTTCCATGGTTTTAAAGACTCGGACGGCAGTCTTACGTCCTTCCTTCTTCACGGCATAGGTGGTCTCTTTCATCCACCGATCCTCGTCTGTACAGGGCTGTAGATCATCCCCAAAGTCCCGGTCTACCTTGGACTGCTGGTGGGCATCCAGGCGGCTGGTGACAAATGCATTGGTCTTGGCTGAGTCCCAAACTGGGATATCCACCATGGTGATAGGGGCTTGTGGATAGTTCTCCCGGGTGTCATGGCGGCTGAAGTCCCGGATGAAGGCGCAGATCTTTAAACCCACAACCTTCTGACCCTTCACGGTCTCAACCAGCCATTTGTAAAGGTTCAGCTGTTCGACCCATTCTTTCTTCTCCTCCTGCATGACTGCCCATGAGGAGGTGAACTTGTAGTCGATGATGGTTACACCAAAGGCCGTGACCTCTTGCAGATCGATTTGGCCGGAGATGGTGGTGTCCCCTACCTTTGCATATAAACGCTCTTCTGAGACGTACCCCGGGGTCTCGCCACGCTCCATGACCACATGCAAGGCAGAGCCAAGCATTGCCCATAGCATGTCGGAAACGTCCTGCTCCATCTGATCATGGAAACGTTCTTGCAACCTTCTAATTTGTGGTGACGAAAGCAACTCAGTCACGCTATACTGTGAAGCGCCCTTGCTGTAGTATTCCTTGGACGCTAAGGTCAACAACGGTGCGGGTACGCCGTATTTGTTTGTGATTTTCATCTCTACTCCTGTGAGGTCTTGAATGCCTAGACGCAATGATACTGCTAGTCCAGAATCCGTGCAATCAATTTCTTTTATGATCTACGGAGAGCCAGCAAGCAAGGCAAATAGTAGGCGTGTTGTTCGCTATAACAATCTGAGCAGAGTAATAAAGTCTCAAAAAGCCTTGGACTATTCCGACCAATTTCGTCAACAATGCGTCCCGCTTGATCCGATGATGGACGGGGATTTGGTGGTGACCATCCATATCTGGTACGCATCACGCAGACCAGACCTTGATGACAGTCTGATCCTAGACCTTATGCAGGGATTGATTTACAAAAACGACAGGCAGGTGCGGGAGAGGCATCTCTACTGGCATCATGATCCAGAGAACCCACGCTCGTATATCACGGTCGAAAAAAAACCCCGGTGATTAGCCGGGGCAATGTGGATACCCATCCACAGGAGTAGCAACTGCTTGCGCAGCCCCGCCAGTATAACGTGACATGGAGGTGGCGTCATGTCACGCTCACCAGGTGAGCCTGTGCGTTTAAACGCTGTGTGAAGTTTCGGTTTTGCAGCCCCGATATTTACCCCCCAATCCCCTCTGCAGCCCCCATAAATACTGGGGTTTTGCGTTTAAACATTCATGTGAAGTCTAGGCGCTAACTTTTCTCTCTCCGACGGAGGGTGTACGGTCTCCTGTGGAGGGTGTACGAACAATTTACCTTTCTTTACAAAGGGGTATTGACAGGCGTTGAAAACCTGTGGTTAAAATACGCCCGTTGGTGTGTGGAAACCCAGCAGGATAGCCGTTAGATCAGACTCCGACCCCGCATGGGGTACATTCCGTTCACAAAATGGAAGGTTTCCACCGGGGTCTGTTCTAACGGCTTTTTTGCTTTTGGGGTCAGGCTGAAACGGGTTAGCGCCGTGGTCACTTTTCTAAGTGTTGTTCAGCCAACTCTGCTTTATGAGAGCAGTCTGACCCCTCCCCACATCCTGCTCGGACACCATGCGGTACGTCGGTGGTGGTGTCTTAAACAACCCTGTTACATGAGCAAGCCAAAGCAGGGAGCGTGGGCGAATCCTTAGAGCGCGGTGGTTGAAATAGTCTGAGGTAGTGTGATGCGAGGACATGGCTCCGAAGGGCATGACACAGAGCGAACCTGCAGTTTTGACTGCGGTAAGGCTGTGTTTTGCTCAAACATTCACCAAAGGGCATGTATATGACCAGAGAGCAAGTAAAGGAACCAGGGGACAAGACAGAGTTTGAAGTACAAGCGTACATCTGGAATGAACTCAGGAAGATTGGAATCAATGCCAGAGGCGAGGTCAAGGCAAAGCATGGACATCGTAGCTACGTCAGGTTTGACATAGCAATATTTGAAGATGGATGTTTAAAGCACATCGTCGAGGTCAAGCGAAGCAAAATCAAACACAAAACAACTTGGGAGGACACAAGACAGGGAAAAAGATACAACGAGTTTGGCGTCCCGGTTACCATCGTGTACGGGATGAAAGACGCAGATGAATTTATTTGTTCATTAAAACAAAAGGAGTAGCAAATGAACGATGATGAAGTTCCAAGCAGTGATGAGTTTGAGAAGTATCTTGACCAACAAGAGTTGATGTGGGAGGTCTGGTACAGGGTTTTCCTGTATGACGTGATGAAGGCAGGGGAGAACCCTGTAAACGCACGGATGTACCAGGAATATTTCCGCAAGAGGGCCAAGCGGACGCCGGAAGACTGGTACGGACTCCCGGAAGAATAAAAGAAAAGGAAGTAGCAATGCCCACCGCAGAAGAAAACGAGTTGAACCACCAAGACATACTGTCCAACCTCGATAAGAGTAAGACAGGTGTTTACAAGGTGGCAGACTGGTTGAACACAAAAGGATACACAGTGACTGTCCCGCCGATGAATGCGATACAGTCAGCCTACGCAGATCGAATGAAGCACGTTGATAGTGGTGACCTGTTCATCCACCAGCGTGTTGAGGTCAAGGTCAGGGGGATTGATTTCACCTGCGCCGATGACTATCCGTTTAAAGATGGGGTGTACGTCTGTGCGCAACATTCATTCGACAATGCATCGCCAAAGCCGTATGCTTACATCCTTATGAACCGAGCCATGACCCACGCCGCAATTGTGATGGGCACATCACACAAGCAGTGGTCTGTCAAGGAGGTTCAAGATTCCAGATATCGTGACTTCACTCAGAAGACCTATGTGTGTCCCCTGAGCGCAGTTCATTTTTCCAAGATGTGACGGAGCAGATCATGCGGGACTACAAACAGGAATACAAAACACAAAAGGCCAGAGGAGAACATGAAGACAGAATGGAGCGTCAACGAGCACGCAGAAAACTCGACGCAAAAGGAGTATCCAGAGCAGGTAAAGACGTGGCACACGTTAAAGCCTTATCCAAAGGCGGTTCTAATGCGGACGGCATCCGCCTGGAACCTGCTTCCAAAAACAGATCATTTAAACGCAAGTCAGACGGCAGCATGAAATGATCGAAGCCCTGATTGAGCAGACTCGGTTTAACGATCATGCCAGGGTTGCTTGCCCAGCGTGTTCACCCGAGCGCAGAAAATCTTCCCAGAAAGACATGACCCTGACACGCAAGGGAGATGGAGCGGTTGTCTACCATTGCCATCACTGCGGATTCCAGGGTTCCGTTCAGCCAGAACACAAACAGGAGTTTAAATTGTCCGCAGTACCAAGCCCCGTGGTAACTCAAACCAAACTGTCGAAGCATCACTACGACTATCTCAAAGAAAGGGGCATCAGCGCAGACACCGCAGACAAGATGAAGTTGTTTGCATCGCAGAAGTTCTTTGCCAAGCTGGGACGTAACGCAGACTGCATCGGGTTCCCCTACTACAGGAAAGGTGCATTGGTCTCAGTCAAGTACCGATCATTCCCCGACAAAGACTTCACGCAGGAATCCGGTGGAGCGCATGACTTCTTTGGGATTGAATTGGTTGACCCGACCAAGCCTCTGATCATTGTCGAAGGTGAACTAGATCAGTTGACTGCGGTTGAGGCGGGGATTGAGAACGTGGTCAGTGTGCCAAGCGGGGCACCCATCAAGGTCGCAGATGGCAAGGTGCTACCCAGCGAAGATAAACGATTCAGCTATGTCTGGAACGCCCGGGAGATACTTGAAGCGGTTCCCTATGTGGTACTTGCCACAGACCAAGACACCCCGGGCCAAGCACTAGCCGAAGAGTTGGCACGGCGCATTGGCAAAGAAAAATGCAGAGTCGCCAAGTTTGACAAGAAAGACCTCAACGAGATACTTGTTGACCCGTCACGGGATGACCCCTCACGGGATATAAAGGCGGTGATCGAATCCGCAGAGCCGTACCCCATCGCAGGAATTTCCGAAGCAGCGAGCTTTGCCGAGCGTTTAAACGATCTGTATGCGAAGGGGACGGGCAAGGGGTTCAGCACCGGCTATGAATCCGTCGATCAAATTTACACGGTGGCTCCTGGCCAACTAACCGTGGTGACAGGTTACCCGTCATCAGGTAAGTCCAACTTCATCGATCAGGTCATGGTCAACCTAGCCCGGGGGGTGGATTGGAAGTTTGCCGTCTGTTCGTTTGAGAATCAGCCCGACATCCACATCAGTCGCCTGATGGAGATATACACCGGCAAACGGTTCTTTGATGGCAAAGACCGGATGACCGAGGCCGAGCGGGATAAGGCGTTTAAATGGGTGAACGACCATTTCCTGTTCATTGATACCAATGGCGAAGAGCCATCGACCCTGGACTCGATCCTGGATAGAGCCAGGGTTGCAGTCAAACGGATGGGAGTCCGGGGTCTGATCATTGATCCGTACAACTACATCGACCTTGATCGTTTAAACACTACAGAGACAGATGCTATCTCCAAAATGCTGAGCCGGGTTCAGGCATTCATCAAGAGCCATGATGTACATTGCTGGTTCATTGCCCATCCAGCCAAGATCAATCGGTCGGGGGTGGAGCAACCCAGGCCAGACGGAATGTCGATCAGCGGGTCGATGGCATGGTGGGCCAAGACAGACTGCGGTCTGACCGTCCATCGCAGGGAGGGTAAAGAGGTTGAGGTGGCGGTCTGGAAGTGCCGCTATCGATGGGTGGGCACCCAGGGGGAAACGGTGCTAGAGTACTCCAAGACTGCTGGAACGTACTCAGAGACAATGGATGCGTTTTGAGGTTGAAGGGGGAAGACGTTAGGGGGGCTTGTGCCCCCCTTTTTTTATGCTGACATACGCGCTCGGAATACTGCGGTGTGTAGCGTCTTGAATCGTCCGTACAACCTGGGAATGCGGTCTGGCGTCATCTTGTAGACCTTCCACAACCCACCCTCATACCGCAGGAACTTCTCACCGGTGTTGATGAATCGTTCATGGTTCTGCAGGTCTATGAGGTGGTCATGGGCATACGCAGTCTTCAGGAATGTCGGGTCGGATTGGGTGATGGTCTTGATCTTCAATGGATTGCTCCCGATGGGTCAGGTTGCACCCGTGCCATGAAGTCATATAAACGCTCCATGTCATTCATCACAACACCGATTTCGTAGCCATTGGTGATGGCAAATTCGACCAGGATGGTTGCCATGATGGACATACAGTCGCTCAGCTCCAGGGGTGAGTCCATCACCTCTTTAATGATTTTGTTGCTGAGTTTGATTGCTTCTTTGCTTTTGTCCATCATGGTCTCCAATAGAACACGTCCAGGGCGATTACAACTGCCGCTATGAACAGTAACACAACGTGGCGGCGTATCTCTTTGAATTCTTGATCGGTCATTGGTTGTGCTCCCACAGAACGCGATTCCTAGCCCGGGCGCGGACAGCCTTCTTCAAGGCTTCAAGTAATAAATCCTTCTCCTGATCGGTGATCGATCCAAAGTCCAGCACCAGACTGACGCATTTAATGCACTGAGTCGTGTCGTCCTCAATCTGCTGGTACTTTTGGTCTTTGATCTGCTTTTCTCTTTCATTCATTTGCTCTCTCCCAATTGATCACGCACCCAGGTCAACATCATCTGCGCGTCCATGGCGCAGGTCTTCACGTCCTCAAAAAATTCAGGCTGGTAGTCGCCTGGGTTGTCCAGGTACAGGTTGATGTCGCCATAGACTGCGCTCAGCATGCGACTGATTTTGCTCAGCGCATCATGGATATTTTTTGGTTGGTTCATTTGCTTGCTCCTTCTTCTAACTACTGGTTTCAATCAAGGGGGGATAAGTGTTTGCTTTTCCCCCCTCCCCTTCATGCGGCCAACTTGATACCCTTGAAGCTGGCGGTGCCAAGGTCTTTCGACTCCTTCACAAACACGTTGTTCGGGTAGACGGGGCCGACCTGCAACTGGATGCCCACGCCGATGGTGGTCACACCCAGGCGTTCACCCGACTCCACTTGACGGCGGGTAGCGTCACGGGCACCCTCGCCATCGGTCAGGACAAACAGCACCTTGCGCTCCTCTGGACGGGAATAGAGCATTTCATGGGCCACACGCACGGCGAAGTAGTCGTTCGTTGACCCTCCCTCACGCAGACGGGACACGTTGCGTTTGGCCTGGGCAATCGGCATCGACCAGGGCTTGATCACAGAAGTGTAAGAGTCGAATGCCATGACGCAGGTTGCAACACCAGCCCGGCCCAGGGTGTCCAGCAGGGCATGGCAGGTTGCCACGGCGTTCTTGGCACGGGCACCGTCACGGTTGCCGATGTCATCGAACATGGATGATGACACGTCAACCAGGATGATCACGGCGGAGTCGATGCCATCATGCTCGAACCTGCGTTTAAACACTCGGTCTGTGGTGCCTGCGTAGGGTAGGGCGTGGACGTTGATCGATCCGGCCTTGTGGTTGCGTGTCCACTCGCAGATGTCTGTGCTCTCAAACAGTTGGCGCACCTCATGTTGCAGTTTCGCAGACACCGGGACAGGCAGGTCGAACAGGGGGTTCGCCTCATGGCGCAGGTGGTGGTCGGCCTCTGTCATACGGGCGGCACGGTCGAAACACCCGGTTCCCTTGACACCCTTGGGGGCATCGACCTGGGGCTCCACTTCCATGGGGTCACAGTTCGCACCGGGGGCGGTGGCCTGACCCACGTCTGAGCCGTTTTGACCCTGTGCCGCACCCTTACCCTTACCCGACCCCTGATCGGCGCTCTGAGAGCCATCTGATGCGTCCTGGGCACCATCCTGACCGCCAGGGTTGTCCTGGGATTGATCACCCTGGTCATCCTGCTCATCCTGGGACAGGTTCTGCAGTTGTGCGTAGACCCACTCGGCGATTCTCAGGGTGTCGGCAGATGATTTGGCGGTGGTCAGCATGTCACCAGCCTGGGCGAAGATGGGGGCCAGCCCGTCAGCCAGGGGCACCTTGGTCTGGGCATGGTCACGCAGGTAGACTGCCAGGGCGAAGGGATACACGGCGGGGTCTGCCCAATCCTTCACGTTGACCATGGACTCCTGGACAATCTGCTCGACCAGATCGGAGAGCAGGTCACGCACGTTCCCGGTCAACTTCATGTCGATGGCGTTGTGCTCGATCCAGGCATCCTCGACTGCGTTGTGCAGGGACTGCACGTAGGTGACGTCTGAGTTGCAGGTGAAGTCCGTCCACTTGCGGTGGCACAACTCATGGATCACAAACCCGCAGTAACGTTTAAACAGAGAGGCCGGGACGACTGCGTCATCGCGGATGTCAGCAAGGTACATCTTCCCGTACTTGCTGATGCCAGCGGTGGAGACACGGTCACTCCACTCGATGTTGATGGGGTCAAGGCCGATATATTGGCAGACCTTGTGGGCCAGAGTCTCGACACCCTTGCGCAGTTCATGTCCGAAGTATTTGTTTTTCATGGTGTCCTCAGATGTTTGCGTAGACAAATGCCGCATCGATGTATGTCGAATAGATGGCCTCAAGGGCGGTGCGGGACTCAGAGGGTTGACGGGCGACAATGCAGGACGACCATGCATCGGCGGGTTGTTTGACCTTCAGGGCGCGGATGAATGCCACAACCGAGCGGATGGACGGGGCATCGATGATCTCCCCCTCGGTCACCTTCTCACGGGCTACACGCACGGCGGTCAGAACGTGCTCTGCCAGGGGCTCACTGCAACCAGTGTGATTGACCACGGCTTTGATCTCCTCTGCCAGGGGCAGATACTGGAAGTGCAGGACACGGGCGAAACGGTCAACCAGGGCTGAGTTCATGGTGCGTGTCCCTGCGTAGCGGCCCGACTCATCACCGCAACCGAGGGTGTTGTCAGCGGCGAAGATCATCACGCCAGGGGCACGGCGGCGCACGGCACCCCCGTAGATCACGGCGCAGTTGGGTTCCAGCAGGGGGTTGAGGGTTGCCAACTCACCCTCGGGGGCGTTGCTGATCTCATCATTCAGGATGACGGTCGAAGGGGTCATGTAAGCCTGGAGGAATGATCCAGCCTTGAACACCGTAGCCCCATTCTCCAGGCCCACGGCACCAATGAACTCATCTGCGGATGAATGCTTGTGGTAGTTGACCCGGGCGAAGTTGCGTCCGGTACGGGCGGCAAACTGACGGGCGGTCTCGGACTTACCCGTGCCACGGTCACCCCCGAACCACAGGTTCTCGCCTGTTTCCTGGACACCGAGCAGGTCTTCTAGGATGGGGCGCGTCCAGATGAACATGGGGTCAACGGCAGGGGCGGCGGGGTGGTTCCAGATGTCAACCATCAGGGGATTGCCACGCACGTCAGTCACGTCAATACCGAACACGTCCAGGGCGGTCTTGCGCTCGATCACCCGGATGGCAGACAGGTCAGCGACAACCTCTTGCAGACCCGCATCTTCCACGGCCTTGCGGAAGGGGGCAAAGGCGTTGTCCACAACCTGGGCCACGGCGGTGTTGATCTGGGCCTCATCCAGGACGAACTTGCCCATCTTCTGGTTCAGCGCCTTGACCTCCATCTCCATCGACACAACCCCGGATTGCAGTTTGTTCAGGCCGGAGTGCGTCTTGTCCAGGTTGCCGATGATTGAATCGATGCGCTGACCGAGTGCTTGTTTGTCCCTCTCAAACAATTTTTGCGTGTCGGTGATGCGCCCGTTGACCATCTGCTCAAGGTTGTGCAGGTTTATGCCCAGGTCAGCGATAGCCCTGGACTCAGGGGTGCGTCCGGTGGGGAGGGCGGCAGGGTGGGAGACAGGCCCGGGCACAGTGGCGTGGGTGGCAACATCATAGACACGGGTCAGGTTGAACTGCCCATCCATGATCTGGGTTTTGAGCCAATTGATGGCATCGGCCTTGGTGACCCGGGTGTTGTCCCCGGACAGGACGTTGTATGCCCCGATGACCTTTGCCATGGGCATGGCAAGCAGGGCATTGTTCACTTCTTTAATGTTCAGGTTGCTCATGTTGTTCACTCCTCAGTTGCTACAAAAAACGTGTCGCCGTCCAGGCCGCAGGTCGGCAGACCCTGCGATGCCCATTTCTGGGTCAGACGGATGGTGTATCCGCAGGTGGGGCATACGGCCTTCAGCATCCGGGTTGCCTGTTTGGGACGGGCACCCAGACCGAGGGACGCATGGGGATAGACACCCAGGGATTCGATGATGGCCCCGAAAGATGCATCGAAGGTGGCACCCGGGACGGTAGATCGGAAGTTATCGCCAGACGCAGGGGCAAGGTGCATCTTGCGAGCCCAGGTCTTGAAGACTGCGCCGTGATTGAATGCCCCGGCGGTGGTATGAATCAACTCATGGGTGAGCACGGCAAACACGTCACGGGGTGAGTCAACCTTGGGGTGAATGCTGATCTCCCAGGTGTTGTCAGCGGAGCGGTCAGCAGACACGCACTCGCCGACCACGTTACCCCGGTTGCCACCAGAGGGGAAGCCGCAGGTCACTCGGATGCGTTGGGGCAGGGAGCCGTTGAACCAGGGGGTCAGTTCGACCACGGCGGCATTGAGCCACTCCTCCCTGGTTGAATAGATTGCTTGTGTCATGTTGCTACTCCGGTTTGTTGAGGTTGTAACGCCTTGCTAGTTGCGTTGGAATGAATTGTACTATCAATTTAAACAGCTAGTATCATAGGGACAAACCCTAGGAGAATAAAGTACTCATATCCATGTCTTCTGGGAGGCTGACTGCAACATATAGATAAGGCTTCAGCGTTGTGGGTCTGCAAGTTATCCACAGAGTTATTCAATTCCGGGGTGTGGATAAGTCTCTGACCAGTGTGGATAACTATGTAACACTCAAGTAGTACAGACCGGCATGGGAGGCGTTTAAACGAATGGGGTGATACCTCGGCCTGGGTGGGGGTGAAAAAAACGGCTGTAAACGGGGTGTGCAATGCGAAAGTATTACATCGATATCCACAGGTTATGCACTGAGTGTGGACAACTTTGGGTTATCAACAGGGTTCTGTGGATAGTGTGGATAACTTGCGTGGAGGGTTCAGATGTGGTCAAATCCATGCGAACAGTCCCGGGGATGGCATGTAGGTGTTGCCCTGGGGTGAGTGTGCGTGTAAACGATAGGGATTGGGGGTCAGTATGGGGTTCAAGATCAGTAAGGGTGCAGACCTGGAGAAGGATGAGGCCGAGGGGCAAAAATGGGGCGAGGGAATGAGCGAAGCGGAACAGTCTGCCTATGCCGCAGAACCACCAAAAGGAGGAGCAGAGAACATAAAGATAACAAAAGCAATGAAGGTATTCATAGATGGACTAATAGAAGGAAAGAGCCAATTCCTCGCCTATAAAGCCGCATACCCCAACGCCAAGGGAGCAGATAGAACAATAAGACAGAACGCCCACAGACTAACAAAACATCCGGGAGTGGCACATCACCTGAGAGAACGCCAGGAAGAGACCGCAGAGATACTCGCTAATGATACGAATGCGGCACGACTCCATGTCATCAGGGGGCTTATCACACATAGCACCACAGGCAAGCAAGAAGGCACCAGACTCAAAGCATTGGAACTAATCGGGAAGGCAGTGGGCCTGTTTACACCGCAGGCACAGGTCGAGGCGGCAACCATCTCAGTCGCAGATCTACGCAGTCAACTCTCCTCTCACCTCAAGACGTTGGAGCGAGTGAAACCATCGAAGCAGACCATCGATGTGTACACGCAAGGCGCAGATGATGCCTATGTGTTGGCCCCTAGCGATGACGTGTAAACGGCAGGGACGGCCTCCCACTCCCTCCCTACCCCCCACTAACGCGCATGCCCGCCCCTCCACGCCTTACGCTGTAATCCACTCCTACACCCCACTCCCTCCACAAAAGCACTTCCCCCCAAAGTTCCAAATTCCACACCCGGGGGGTATATATAAATTTTAAAAAACATCTTGCGAACGTTCTTACGAACGCTTAAACTATGTCCATGGATGATTTAAACGACTATGCATATCCGACGATGATGGCGGAGACTGCTTTAAAGGAGCTGCACAAGGCCATGCTTGAGGGCAAGTATGAGAAGGCTTTGGAGCATGGTTTAAATGCGAGGATCTGGACGTCCCGGATCATTGAGACTGTCAGGATGAAGTTAGGGAATGACTGAGCGGGAGCGAGCCATCTTGGAGTTTATAAAGGCGTACATGAGGCTTCATGGGGTCTCGCCTAGCTATGAGGTGATTGCTTCTGGGATTGGTTTGAGGTCTAAGTCGAACATCCACAGGTTGGTTCATAAGCTGGAGCAGATGGGGCATTTGAAGTTGAAGCCGTACAAGTTCCGGTCTATTAAGTTGATTGATCGCAGTGTTATGGAGGTGTCAGCTCTATGAGGGAAGTTATTCCTTCGGACTATGTTCTTCTTTCTGAGGAGGAGATAGAGGGGTTGACTGCGGGGTTAGAGGATGCGTCTGATGAGGTTAAGGCGCAGATTCTTAGGTTATTGAAGGTGGATAAGACTGCCCGGGCGCAGAGGTCTTTCCTGTATTTTGTGACGCAGATGTGGCCTGTGTTCATCTCGGGGAAGCATCATGCGATCATGGCGGATGCCTTTGAGAGGGTGGCTAGAGGGGAGTTGAAGCGGTTGATCATCAACATGCCGCCCCGGCACACCAAGTCTGAGTTTGCGTCTTATCTTCTACCAGCTTGGTTTCTGGGTAAGTTCCCGGAGAAGAAGATCATCCAGACGGCTCACACAGCTGAATTGGCTGTGGGTTTTGGCCGGAAGGTGAGGAACTTGGTATCTTCCCCGGCGTTTCAGGATGTATTTGAGACAAGTTTGTCCTCGGATTCAAAAGCCGCAGGACGATGGAACACCGGAGCTGGAGGGGATTACTTCGCTATCGGTGTTGGGGGTGCTGTGACCGGTAAGGGTGCTGATCTATTGATCATTGACGACCCGCATTCGGAGCAGGAGGCTAAGCAGGGTAATCCCGCAGTCTATGACTCCGTGTATGAGTGGTACACATCTGGTCCCCGGCAGCGTTTACAGCCTGGAGGGGCGATCATTATTGTGATGACGCGCTGGTCAAAGAGAGATTTGACCGGGCAGATCCTCAAAAGCTCCCAAAAAGACGGTGTAAACGACTGGGAAGTGATCAATTTCCCTGCGATTTTGCCCTCTGGTACACCTCTTTGGCCTGGATTCTGGTCTTTGAAGGAGCTGGAAGCCCTAAAAGCTGAACTTCCGGTGGCTAAATGGGAAGCGCAGTACCAACAAAGGCCCACTTCCGAAGAAGGGGCCATCATTAAGCGGGAAAACTGGAGGATTTGGGAAGAAAAGGATCCTCCTCCGTGTGAATACATCATCCAATCCTGGGATACAGCCTTTGAAAAGACCAACCGGAGCGACTATTCCGCCTGTACGACGTGGGGAGTCTTCTATATGCCGGATGACAAGGGTGAATCCCGGCCAAATATCATCGTCCTGGACGCAGTAAAACGCAGGATGGAGTTCCCGGATCTCAAGAAAATGGCCTATGAGATGTGGAAAGAATGGGAGCCAGACACCCTGATTGTGGAAAAGAAAGCGGCTGGGTCTCCTTTGATCTACGAGCTGAGAAAGATCGGAATTCCTCTGGAGGAGTACACACCAGGCAAAGGAAGCGATAAGATAGCCCGTGTAAACGCGATCTCGGACATGTTTGCTTCTGGAATTGTTTGGTGTCCTGAAACGAGATGGGCGGATGAGCTAATGGAAGAGTTGGCTTCTTTCCCCAACGGCGATCATGATGACCTTGTTGACTCCACCAGTCAGGCTTTGCTGAGATTTCGTCGCGGCGGGTTTATATCCATTGAATCAGATGAAGTGGATGAACCTATGTACAGACGTAGATCTGTCTATTACTAAGGACTCATATGAGTATCGACAAAGGTTTGTATCAAGCGCCTTCAGGTTTAGAAACAATCGGCCAGGGCGTTGAGATCGACATCGAGAATCCTGAATCTGTTTACATTTCTGACGGGGACACAGAGATTATTCTGGAAGCCGGAAGTGAATATGACGGAGATTTTGAAGAAAACCTCGCAGAGGTATTGAGCGAGGCGGAACTTGGGAAGATCTCCTCAGATCTCCTGGAGATGGTGGACGCAGACATCAACTCCAGAAAAGACTGGGCTGAGACCTTTGTCAAAGGACTTGAAGTTCTTGGGCTTAGATATGAAGAGCGCACAGAACCCTGGACCGGGGCGTGTGGCGTTTATTCCACAATCCTGACCGAGGCTGCGATTCGATTCCAGTCTGAGTCGATTATGGAAACCTTCCCGGCTCAGGGTCCGGTGAAGACTGCGATTATTGGCGCAATTGACAAGCTGAAGGAAGAGGCGGCTCGGCGTGTCCAGGAGGACATGAACTACAAGCTGACCGAGCAGATGCCTGAGTACCGCCCGGAACATGAGCGTTTGCTCTATTCTCTCGGCCTCGCAGGATCAGCATTCAAGAAGGTGTATTACGATCCCAATCTGGGACGCCAAGTATCCATCTTCTGTTCAGCCGAAGACGTGATTGTTCCTTATGGAACGGCCAACATGGAGAGCGCAGAACGTGTTACCCATGTGATGCGCAAGACCAAGAACGAACTCCGTAAACTCCAGTACAACGGGTTTTACCGGGACATCGATCTTGGGGATCCGATTAACGTCCTGACCGATATTGAGAAGGTTAAAGCTGACCAACAAGGATATCGGGCAACGGATGATGACCGTTATCAACTCCTTGAGATCCAGGCATATCTGGATATTGAAGGATATGAAGATCTGGATGAGAACGGTGAGCCGACTGAGATTGGCCTACCCTATATCATCACCATAGACCGTGGAACCACCAAGGTTCTTGGCCTGCGCCGTAACTGGAAGCCCGATGATGATAAGAAGCTCAAGCGCCAGCACTTTGTAGATTATTGCTACATCCCTGGCTTTGGTTTCTATGGCCTTGGCTTGATCCATATTATTGGTGGATATGCCCGCGCAGGAACGATGCTGATCCGCCAATTGGTGGACGCAGGTACGCTGTCGAATCTCCCGGGCGGATTGAAGTCCAGAGGACTGCGGGTTAAGGGTGACGACACCCCGATTTCTCCGGGCGAATTCCGGGACGTGGATGTTCCGTCTGGCTCCATCAAAGACAACATTATGACGCTCCCCTACAAGGAGCCGAGTGCAACTCTGTTGACTTTGTTGAACCAGATCACAGAAGAAGGACGCCGACTGGGTGCCATCTCCGATATGAATATCTCGGACATGAGCGCTAACGCTCCGGTGGGAACGACCCTGGCTTTGTTGGAACGCACCCTGAAGACGATGTCTGCCGTTCAGGCCCGGGTGCATTATTCGATGAAGCAGGAGTTTAAACTTCTGAAGAACATCATCCGCGACTACACCCCGCCGGATTATGACTACGAGCCGAGCGATGGTCAGCCCACCGCCAAGCGCTCTGACTACGACATGGTTGAGGTTATCCCGGTCTCTGATCCGAATAACTCGACCATGGCTCAGCGGATCATGCAGTACCAGGCTGTTATGCAGATGGCTGCGACCGCCCCCCAGATCTATGACATGCCCTATCTGCATCGTCAAATGATCGAGGTTCTGGGTATCAAGAACGCAGAAAAACTTGTTCCTTTGGAAGACGATCTGAAGCCGAAAGATCCAATTTCGGAGAATATGGGATTCCTGACCAGCAAGCCGACCAAGGCGTTTATCTATCAGGACCATGATGCTCACCTGATCGCTCACCAGTCGTTCATGCAAGACCCAATGATCGCCGCCACCATTGGTCAAACCCCGATGGCGCAAAAGATCCAGGCCGAGATCATGGCCCACATTGCAGAACATCTAGGGTTTAAATACCGCAGACAGATGGAAGAGCAGATCGGCGCACAACTGTTCCCGCCGAACGAAGAGCTGCCAGAGGACGTGGAAGTCGAACTCTCCCGCCTTATCGCAGAAGGTGCCAAGCAAGTACTGCAATCCAACCAGTCCCAAGCTCAGCAACAACAAGCCCAGCAGGCCGCGCAAGACCCGCTGGTTCAGTTGCAGCAGGCTGAATTGCAGATCAAACAGGCAGAAGTTCAGTCCAAGACTCAGAAAGCGCAGTCTGAGATTGCCATGAACCAAGCCAAACTCCAGATCGAAGCCGACAAGCTGAAGCTGGAGATGATGCGGATGCAGAACCAGAAAGAGATCGAACTGGCTCGCATCCAGGAGCAGACCCGCTCCAACAACCAGAAGGTTCAGGTAGACCTGTTTAAACGAGGAACCAAATGATAGATGACCAAGCTCTGAAGTACTTAGCGAAAGAACTGAAGAAAGCAGAAACGGGTCTTCTAGAAAGTCTTGGGGATGGGGCAGCTGACGACTACCCCAAATACCGAGAAATGTGCGGCCAGATCCGAGGTCTTTTGTACGCACAGGATTTAATCTCCGACCTTGCGAAAAAATTGGAGAACTTTGAAGATGAGTGACATCCTTATAGGACAGTCGCTGGACCCCTCGGGGCCAGTGTCAGTGCTACCAGGCACTGCAGAAGAGAAAGCACGACAGGTACCAGATCCTGCGACATATCATTTACTCTGCGTTTTACCGGACGTGGATGAAGAATATGAGAGCGGACTGGTCAAAGCAGGCCAAACCATGCACTTTGAAGAGGTACTGTCGCCAGTCCTGTTCGTTGTGAAAATGGGGCCGGACTGCTACAAAGACGAGAAGCGATTCCCGTCTGGGCCTTCCTGCAAGGTGGGGGATTTTGTCCTTGTGCGTCCTAATACGGGAACCCGCATCAAGATTCATGGCAAAGAATTCCGATTGATTAACGACGACTCTGTAGAAGGTGTTGTCCAAGATCCCCGTGGTATTACCCGGGCATAAGGAGTAAAACATGCCAGAAATCGAACAAGTCGAATTTGAATTCCCTGACGAGAAAGAAGAAAAAGAATCTCGCAAGGGAAGCAAAATAGTAACCCCTGAGCCTGAAGAAAATATTCAGGCTGAGGAAAAAGAAGAAATCGAGGTGGTGGATGACACCCCGGAGGAGGATCGTGGGCGTAAACCCATGGAAAACCCCCCGGAAGACCCCACCGATGAGGAATTAGCCTCCTATTCCAAGCGTGAAAAGACCAAAACAAGGGAGTTTCACAAGGCTTATCACGACGAACGCCGCGCAAAAGAGGCGGCAATGCGTGAAAAAGAGGAGGCAATTCGCATCGCCCAGGCTATTCTGGAAGAGAATAATCGCCTGAAAGGGACCGTAAATCAGAGCCAAAACGCCCTGATTGAACAGGCCAAGAAGTCTGTAGCCCAGGAATTGGATGAGGCCAAGCGGAAATATAAGCTGGCCTATGAAAATGGGGATGCAGACGCTCTTGTATCGGCGCAGGAAGAGATCACCGCAGCCAAAATCAAGGCAGAGCGGGTGAACAACTTTAAACCTAAACCTTTACAGGAAGAAAAAAATCAGGTACAAATACCTACTGAAACGCCGCAGGTTAGGGTAGACCCCCGGGCTGAGGAATGGCAGCGTGCCAATACTTGGTTTGGAGTTGACCGAGAAATGACCGGCTTTGCACTTGCGGTACACGATAAGCTGGTTACGGAGGAAGGGCTAAGTCCTCAAAGTGATGAATACTACCAACGCATAGATGGTAGGTTACGCCAAGTGTTTCCAGAGAAGTTTGCCTCTGCGAAACCCGCCGATGCGAATCAGCGCCCCAATGCAAATGTTGTTGCTTCTGCTTCCAGAAGCGTGGCTCCTAAGAAGATCACGCTGACGGCATCTGAGGTAAATATCGCCAAACGGCTTAACATTCCTTTGGAACGTTATGCACGGGAGGTTGCGGTTTTAAGGAGAAATAATAATGGCTGAGCAGAAAAGAGAACCACGTCAGATGGAAATGCGTTCTGAGATGGAGCGTCCTAAAGCATGGATGCCACCCACTCTGCTGCCGGATCCCGATCCTGAAGAGGGTTGGAAATTCCGTTGGATTCGCATGTCTATGTTGAACTCTCCTGACGCTGTTAATATTTCGACGAAATTCCGTGAGGGATGGGAACCTGTTAAGGCTTCCGAACAACCCAAACTCCGTTTCTTGAATAACCCTAACGGGCGATTCCCGGACGGAATTGAAATTGGTGGTTTGTTGCTTTGCAAAACCCCGGCTGAGTTTGTCGAACAACGTGACACTTATTACCTGAATCAGGCTAATCAGCAGATGTTGTCCGTCGAAAACAGCTTCATGCGTGATAATGATCCGCGTATGCGCAAGTTCAATGAACAGCGCTCGCAGGTTACTATCGGAAAAAGTATTTAATCCTTTTAGGAGTCTCAAATGGCTTATCCCACAGTAAGCGCTCCTTACGGCCTAAAGCCTATCAACCGAGTTGATGGCTTGCCGTATGCAGGCGCTATTCGCCAGATTCCCATTGCCGCAGGCTACGCAACCGCCATTCTGAATGGCGCGACCGTGAAACTGAGCGGTGGTTATCTCGTCGCTGACACCAGCACCAACGCTGCCACTCCTTGTGGCGTTTTGGTCGGTTGCCAGTATGTCAACTCCAGCGGTCAGACCGTGCAGGGCCAGTACTATCCGGCCAGCCAGTCCACCGCAGCCAACCCGGCTTATGCCTACGTTGTGGATGATCCGAACGCTCTGTTCAAAGTGGCCGTTGTGTCTTCTGGCACCACGATCACCTACACGGATCGTACGGTTGTTGGTTCTAACCTGCCCATGGTTCAAAACGGCGGCTCGACCACCACTGGTGACTCGACCATCGGCGTGACCACCACCGGCGGCGGCACGACCTCCACCATCCCCCTGCGTGTGATTGATGTTGTTCCTGACACCTCAACGGTTGTAAGTGGTACTACGTACTACTATGAGCTGTTGGTGAAGATCAACACGCACCAGTACAACAACACCACTGGCGTGTCTTGATAAGGAGCTAAATCATGGCTATTTCCCGCGCACAACTACTCAAGGAACTGCTCCCTGGTTTGAACGCTCTGTTCGGCCTTGAGTACGCCAAATATGGCGAAGAGCACAAAGAGATCTACGAAACCGAGTCTTCGGAGCGTAGTTTTGAAGAAGAAACCAAGCTGTCTGGCTTCTCCGCCGCTCCGGTGAAGAACGAAGGCTCTGCCATTGCTTATGACAATGCGCAGGAGGCTTGGACTGCACGCTATACGCACGAAACCATCGCCATGGGTTTCTCGGTGACCGAAGAGGCCGTCGAGGACAACCTGTACGACAGCCTGTCTGCTCGTTACACCAAGGCTCTGGCCCGTGCTATGGCTTACACCAAGCAGGTTAAGGCCGCAAACGTGCTGAACAATGCGTTCAACACCTCTGTGACCTACGGTGACGGCGTTTCCCTGTGTAACACCGCCCACCCCCTGATCTCCGGTGGCACCAACAGCAACCGCCCGACGACCGGCGCTGACCTGAACGAAACTTCGTTGGAAAACGCAGTTATTCAGATCGCCGCTTGGACGGACGAACGTGGTCTGCTGATCGCTGCTAAGCCCAAGAAGCTGATCGTTCCTCCGAGCCTGATGTTCGTGGCTACCCGCCTGCTTGAAACCGAGCTGCGCGTTGGTACGACCGACAACGACATCAACGCCCTGAAGAACAACGGTTCTATTCCCGAGGGATATACCGTTAACCACTTCTTGACGGACACCAACGGCTGGTTCCTGACCACCGACGTGCCCAACGGCCTGAAGCACTTTGTCCGTATGCCGATGTCCACCAGCATGGATGGTGACTTCGACACCGGCAACGTCCGCTACAAGGCCCGTGAGCGTTATTCGTTCGGCGTGTCTGATCCGCTGGGGATTTTCGGATCTCCCGGTTCGTCCTGATCGACGGAGAAAAAAGGGGGCTTCGGCTCCCTTTTTTTATTGCTTTTATTTTCGTTTGGTGTATATTTAAACAAACCGGGCTTTCCGGCGTATCAAACCGTCCCGGCGGACTGGCATGCAAGACTGATACGCTTTAAACGCATGAAAGGAACCCATCATGGGATTCGCTACTCACCTTGGCCCATGGTTGTTGGGCACCGTTAAAGACACCACCGGCACTACCGCTGGCACCGTTCGCAACACTGGCGCAACTATGGTTACGCAACAAGTTGCTTTGGTTGCTGGTTCTGCCGTGACCGTTATGCTCCCCGCTGGAGCAATCATCAGTGATGTTAAGGCTTATATGACTACCGGCGCAGCTGGTACGCCTAACGTTACTGTTGGTGGAACGATTATTGGCACGCTGTCTACTGCTGCTGGTTTGAACTCTCTGGTTGTTACCGCTGCTAACGTTGGCACGATGGCTAACGTTGGTTCTACGGACGCCATTCTGAGCTTTACCGCCACCGCATCAACTGCTGGTGTGTTGAGCGTGACCTACACTGTTCGCGGTTCTGACGGCGTTGGCTATCCTGTTGGCAACCAGAACTAATTAACCTTGGGGGCTACGGCCCCCGTTTAACAGGAGATTAGTTATGATGCAGACGGATGTACAGTCAATCCATACTGGCGGAACACAAACTAACCAAGCCCTTATTTCTGGGCGTGTTCGCATCAAAGGCGTAGCCATTACCGGCGGCGCTGGAGCTGGCACGGGTAAGTTTTTGAATGCGTCAGGCGGAACCGTATTGTTGGAATTGGACACCGGTTCAAACTCCAACATGACCAACGTTCTTCTCCCCGGAGAAGGAATTCTGTTCCCTAGTGGTGTTTGGTATACCTCTACCGGAACTGCTCCAATTGGAATCACGGTGTTTTATGGCTGAAGAAAAACGTCCCATTGACCTTAAAGGTCTCAAGCTGATGATTGCCATTCCCGCATATGACGGGCGTGTAAACATCAAGACGGCTATTGCCATGACGCAACTAGCCGCAGAGACTTCAAAGTTCGGTGTGACGTTATATATCAGCCATATCTCTGGTTGTTCCTTGATCACCAAGGCACGCAATGCTTTGGTGGCAGATTTCTTAGAAACAGACGCAGATACCCTGCTGTTTGTTGATTCGGATGTGATCATCACCCCAGACGCAGTGTTGCGTCTTTTGGCTATCAGCCGGGACAAAGATATCACCGCAGGCGTTTACCCTCGCCGTGGTGCAGATCGCAAGTTCTTTATGGATATCCACCTGGACGAAGACACCAATCAATTGGTGTTTGACGATAACGGGATGCTCCAGATCCGCAGGATTGGTACAGGGTTCATGATGATTCAGCGCCATGTCTTAGAGACTATGGTTAAGAATCATCCAGAGTGGCGTTACATCAACGATACAAAGAATCGTGATGAATATGCCATCTTTGACTTTGGTGTTTACAACGGCAAGTATTACGGAGAAGACTACCTGTTCTGTGACCGTGCGACTGCTGAAGGATTCACTGTGTTTTTGGACCCGACTATCAGCTTGGCGCATGTAGGAACTGAAGAATTTGAACGCAACTTTGAGGAAGAAGCCTTGAAGCCGCTCATTGACGAGTTCTGCACTCCCCAACTGAAGGTCGCATATGGCTAACATGCGCACTCCAGAACGGTCTTACAAATTGCCTAATTGGGTTGGGCTTTGTATTTCTTGTAACCGTGGAAAAGATGAAGTGTCTTTTGGATCTGGTAGATCTGGAGAGTGCAACACATGTGCAAAACTTCGTTGGAATAAAGATAATCAAGTAAAGGTTAGAGCTCAGAGACTGCATGGTAATGCGCAAAAGAGAGCCAAAACAAATGGGTGGCCAGAGCCAGATTTTGATTCTTTATGGATTGAAGAAAAGATTTTGTCTGGTTTTTGCGAGGTAACTGGAATACCATTTGATTTGCATAATAAAACTTCAATGTCTGTTCATGCAAAAAATCCTTGGGTTCCTTCGCTTGATCGAATTGATAGTCAAAAGCCATATGTTAAAGATAATGTTCAACTGGTTGTTTACATGTACAACGTATGCAAGGCAGAATTCAACCATGCAGATGTTGTGAAATTTTGTAAATCCGTATCCGCAATGGAGGCAGAAATTGCCTAAATTTAAGACAGAAGCATGGCAACGATCAGAAGGCAAGAATCCGAATGGTGGCCTCAACGCCAAGGGTCGCGCCTCTGCCAAAAAACAGGGTATGAACTTGAAACCTCCCCAGCCGGAAGGCGGCAAACGCCGCGACTCTTTCTGCGCTCGTATGGAGGGGATGAAGAAGAAACTAACCTCCGAGAAGACGGCCAAAGACCCGAACTCACGGATCAATAAAAGCCTGAAGGCATGGAACTGCTGACATGGAAATGATGCTGTGGAACGCCTTGCTGACTACATTGCTCGGGTTGCTAGGTTGGAATCTGAAGGAGAAATCGGAAGAAATCTCCCGCCTTCAGATCCTCCTGAACCGGACAAGGGAAGAGGTTGCCAAGGAATATGTAACAAAGGTGGATGTCCATCACGACATCAACCGTGTTCTGGACCGGATCGATCGTCTGGAAACCAAGATTGATGCATTTATTAGGGAGCAGAAAAGTGCCCTCAACTAGCAAAAAACAACATAACTTCATGGAAGCCGTGGCCCATAGTCCGGCATTTGCGAAGAAGGCAGGCGTCCCACAGTCCGTGGGGCAAGAGTTCAGCAAGGCGGACAAAGGCCGCAAATTCTCAAAAGGTGGTGTAACTATGGCTACAGAAAAGAAAGTCGCAACGACTCCCATGGGCAAGGTGAAGACGGCTGCTCCCAGCCGCGACGGCGTTGCTCAACAGGGCAAAACCAAGGGCAAAGTCATCAAGATGGCTGGCTCGACCAAAGGCATGAAGCGCGGCGGCAAGTGCTGATCTAAGGAGTCGACTATGTACGACGAAGAACTGGAAAAGAAGAAAACCAAAGGCGATTCCGTCTGGACGGAAGACTCTGGTATTCCTGTGCCCCAAGAACCTGATGGCGGCATCCTGAAGCCTAAGAAGCCTGTCAAGAAGGCTGCTGGAGGCTCTATTAGCTCTGCCTCCAAACGCGCAGATGGCATTGCCCAGCGTGGTAAGACCCGTGGCACGATGATCATGTGCGGCGGCGGCTACACCAAGGGGAAGTGACATGATGGCAAGCCGTGGAATGGGGGCCATTGCCCCCAGCAAAATGCCGTCCGGTGTGCGCAAAGCCCGCCGGGATGATACCGACTTCACGCAGTATGCAGAAGGCGGTGAGGTATGGAGCAAGCCACGGCCTGAGAGCCTGGGCGCTCCTAAGAGCCTTTCTTCAAAGAAGAAGGCCAAGGCCAAAGCCAGGGCTAAGGCTGCTGGACGGCCTTATCCCAACCTGATCGACAACATGAATGCAGCTAAGGGGTGATCATGGCTGAAAAATGGATCCAGAAGGCTATCAAGAAGCCTGGTGCTCTGCGCAAAGAACTTGGCGTTAAGGAAGGCAAAACCATCCCGGCCAAGAAACTAGCTGCTGCGGCCAAGAAGCCTGGCAAGATGGGCCAACGCGCTCGTTTGGCTGAAACCCTCAAAGGGATGAAGTAATCATGGCAGTAACCGGCACAACCGATTTCAACCTGGAGTTCACTGAGCTTGCGGAAGAGGCGTGGGAGCGTGCCGGTCGTGAGATGCGTTCGGGCTACGACCTACGTACAGCCAGACGCTCCATGAACCTGATGACCATCGAATGGCAGAACCGTGGCATCAACATGTGGACCATCGATGAGGGGTATGTAAACCTCGTCCAGGGACAGTCCACCTATGATCTTCCGGCAGATACCATCGATCTGTTGGAGCATGTTGTCCGCACGGGGCAGGGAGAAGTCTCTACGCAGGCTGATCTAACGATCACCCGTATTAGTGTTTCTACCTATGCCACCATCCCAAATAAGCTCTCTCAGGCCCGTCCTATCCAGGTTTGGGTACAGCGTCTAAGGGATAACCCTAAGATCACGGTATGGCCTATTCCTGACCAAGGAACAGAAGAAAACCCATATTACATCTTCCGTTACTGGAGACTGCGTCGTATTGATGATGCCGGATCTGGTGTGGAGACTCAGGACGTTAACTTCCGCTTCTACCCTGCCATGGCTGCAGGGTTGGCGTATCACATTGCCATGAAGGTTCCTGAGCTGGCTCCCCGGGTGGAGATGCTCAAGGCTTCCTATGATGAACAATTTGCCCTTGCTGCTGGTGAAGACCGAGAGAAGGCATCTGATCGTTATGTGCCTCGTCCCCAATTCATTGGGAGCAGCTACTAATGCCTAATCGGTTTGCAAATGGTGTCCGTGCGATTGCCATGTGCGACCGTTGCGGGCAGCAGTTTAAACTGAAGAACCTCAGAACGGAGATCATCAAGCAGCGCAAGTATGAGCTGTTGGTGTGTCCTCAGTGCTGGGATCCTGACCAGCCGCAGTTGATGCTGGGGACATTCCCTGTCGAAGACCCGCAGGCTCTGCGTAATCCCCGTAAAGACAACACATATTTGACCGCAGGAACCAACGGCCTGCAGGACAATTTAAGTGGTTTTGCAGGGTATCCCACCGGAGGATCCCGGGATATCCAGTGGGGCTGGAATCCGGTAGGCGGCTCAAGACTGTACGACGCAGTCATGACCCCCAATTACCTGGTGGCAACCACCTATGTCGGAACGGCTACAGCAGGTCTGGATGTTGCTGTTGGGCCACAGTTGGGCGGTGTTTCTGCTACAGGGTCGGTGGGAAATGCCCTTGGCCCTTTGGCTGTGACTGGAGTTTCCGCAACAGGCGCTGTCGGATCAATACAACGGGAAGGAGCCATCCCTACTGGGGTTTCTTCTACAGCCGCTGTTGGATCTATGGGCGATGCCATAACTATGGCCGTTCTTTGTCCTTCACAGTCAATCCAGTTCCAAGGGTCGGTTAACGGCTACAAAATGGATGTTTACAGCTCCACGGCCTTGGGCAACTGGATCGCCACTTATACCGGCCCCAATTTTGATCATTCCTACATGTTTGCCGATATTGGCGGCGGACCGTATGTTGGCTTAGGGTATTTAGGGCAGTTCCAGCTACAGCCTGGGCCGGGTTCTTCCTATTACTGGGAGGCATTTATTGGCTCCGCAACGCCGAGCAACTTCCCTGGGCTGGGTATCTACACCATTAACAATTTTGTCGTTGCCGCGCAGTTCTATATTTCAGGCAATACGGCCAACCAATATGCCTCGTATTCCGAAGTTGGTGGCGTAGCGACATTTACCTGGACCGGTGATGCAGCGCTGCAAATGCGCGATACCTATGGTGTGTACCCGTCGTTGCCAGTTGGGACGGAAATCAGCTCAGAGATCCTCTACTACAGTGGCTACAACTGGTTCCCGTCACGCCTCTACCTTGGCACCCTGTTGAGTATGGGGTACAGTTCTGGTACATTCACAATGACGTACACAGTGGCTAACTCATTTGTGCCGTATCCAGGTGGCACGCCTTCCGCCGGAATGATGTATTTCCAGACTTACGGAATTACATTCCTACCAATGGTAATCAACGTTTGAAAGGATCCATCATGGACAAAGAAGACCTGAAACAAGACAAAGCTCTTATCAAAAAAGCGTTTAAACAGCATGACGCTCAAGAGCACAAAGGCGGCAAGGGTACGACCCTGAAGCTGAAGAAAGGCGGTCCTACCTCTATGGATCGTAAACGCTTGGGCCGCAACCTGTCCCGCGCAATGAACCAACGTGGAGGCTAATATGGCCAAGTTTAGTCAAAAACTGATGGGCAAAGAAGTCGGCTCAGCCGCTGTCTATGCCAAGCCCCACACCATGGATGGCAAAGAAGTCAAGGCTTCTACCAATCCTGGCAAGGAACCCAATCGCAGCAAACTGGACACGTATGATGTGTCTGTTGGCGGCATTAGTAAATCTGCCGGTAATGAGCCTACCAAGACCAGCGGTATTAAAATGCGTGGTGCTGGCGCGGCTACCAAAGGTGTGATGGCCCGGGGTCCGATGGCTTGAGGTTACCATGACGTACAACGAACTCGTCACTGCTGTTCAAGACTACTGTGAGAATAACTTTCCCACAGCGGACATGAACATCATGATCCGGCAGGCTGAACAGAATATTTATAACTCTGTTCAGATTGCAAACCTGCGGAAGAACATGACGGCATATCTGCATGCTGGTAATCAGTATCTGTCTGCGCCGGACGATTTCTTGTCTACGTATTCTTTGGCTGTTATCGATTCGGATGGCGAATATCACTACTTGTTAAACAAGGACGTGAACTTCATCCGCGAAGCATATCCAAAGACTTCGGCTGCATTTCGAGGCATGCCTAAGAACTATGCCATTTTTGGGCCCACTGTTTCTGGTTCAGCCATTACGAATGAACTCTCATTCATTGTTGGCCCAACGCCGGACCAGGAATATGAAGTCGAGCTGCACTTCTATTACTATCCTGAGTCAATCGTCACCGCAGGTTCTACCTGGCTTGGCGATAACTTTGACTCCGCCCTGTTTAATGGAACCATGATGGAAGCCATTACATACATGAAGGGCGAAGCAGATATGGTCAGCTTGTACCAGAATCGGTACATCCAAGCCATTGCTCTGCTGAAGAACCTGGGTGATGGTAAACAGCGTATGGACGCATACCGCGACGGCCAAGTTAGGAACCCCGTCAAATGAGCATTGTCCAGACCCAGACGACCAGCTTCAAGAAAGAGCTGTATCAAGGCATTCACGACCTAGAAACAGACGTGATCAAGATTGCCTTGTACACGGGCAATGCAAATTTAAACGCAGATACCACGGCGTACACCTCTGAAAATGAGATCTCAGCGACTGGTTATACGGCTGGTGGTAAGGTTATGGCCGGTGCCACGGTTCAGTCTTCTGGATATACGGCATATGTCAACTTTGATAATGTTGTCTGGTATCCAGGAGCATTTACTGTTCGATGTGCGTTGATATACAACAGCAGTAAATCCAATCGTTCAGTTGCCGTTTTAGATTTTGGATCGGATAAAACATCCGTTCAAAACTTTACAGTTGTTATGCCGACCAATTCACCAACCGAGGCTTTAATTCGTTCTTCAATCTAAGGAGTAGATATGGCGCTAGTAAATACAACCAAAGGCGAAATGGATGAGTCTCTTCTTGAAAAGAAAGAGGGACTCATCGATAATGAGGATGAAGAAACCCGTTGGGTTGAATATTGGTTGGATGGCGAACTTGTCCACCGTTCGGTACATGTTCATTTGAAGAAAAACGTCCTTGCTGATGGCATGGCCGCTACGTTTGGTTGAAAGGATAAATCATGGCAAACACCCAGGCAATGTGCACTTCGTTCAAGGGCGAGCTGCTGACTGCTACCCACAACTTCGGTACCGCACCGATCCGCGCAGCTTCTACCGCTGACACGTTTAAAGCTGCTCTGTATCTGGCTTCTGCCACGATCGACGCATCCACCACGGCCTACACGGCTACGGGTGAAGTGTCTGGTACGAACTACACCGCAGGTGGTGTGACGGTTCTGAACTCGGTTGCTCCCACGACGAGCGGCACGACCGGTTACTGGACCCCCTCGTCCAGTATCGTTTACACCAACGTGACCCTGACCACGGCTTTTGACTGCGTGCTGATCTATAACAGCACCCAAAGCAACAAGTCTGTCAGCGTCCATACGTTCGGTTCGCAGACGATTACGGCTGGCACCTTCACGCTGACGATGCCTGCTAACACCAGCACGACCGCGCTGATCCGCTTGGCGTAAGCCTCCCCGTTTTAGGGGAGCGCCGTGTTTGGCTTTAGCCCGTTCTCCGCCGCCCCTTTTAGCTCCCTAGCGGGGGGTACGACTGTAAGTGTCGCGCTCACCGGGGTGTCAGCTACAGGGGCTGTGGGATCACTCACGCCTGCAACTACCTGCGCGTTAACAGGCGTTTCGGCAACGGGTGCAGTCGGCACGGTCGTAGCCACTCAAGTCCCCTCGGCGCTTACCGGGGTCTCAGCCACTGGATCGGTTGGAGACCTGGCGGTTATTTTCCGGTTTGCCCTCACCAGCCTAACGGCAACGGGGGCTGTGGGCACGGTTCTGCCCAACACTTCCATTCAGGAAGACGGGACGATTGCTACCGGCAACGTCGGAACCGTAGGAATCAGCTCTACGGTAGCCATTACAGGCGTAGCCGCCACCGGCGAAGTTGGCACTGTAATCCCGGACCGAACCCATGCAATTACCGGTGTTTCTGCCACCGGGGCTGTCGGGACGGTAATTTTCTCCCAAACGGCCTCTGTGACCGGGGTTTATGCAACCGGATACGCAGGCACTGTTCTGCCTAACATCTCTGTTCAAGAGGATGGGGATGTCGCCACTGGCAACGTCGGCACAGTAACCACAGCCATTACGGTTGCTATTACCGGAGTCTCTGCCACAGGCCAGGTTGGGACGGTTGGGTTTGGCCGGGGATATGACATCAGTGGTGTTGAAGCCACTGGGTCAGTTGGAAGTGTAGGCGTCACATTCGCGGTCCAGATTGCTCAGGTCGGTTGGGGCTATCCTGGCTGGGGTGAAGGAACCTGGGGTGGATACCCTGGGATGTACATCCAGGGTGAAGTTGGCTCCGTCATTGTTGGTAAGGTTGCCGCAATTACCGGGGTATCTGAGACCGGATACGCAGGGGATGTCCTTGCCAACATCTCAGTCCAGGATAATGGTGAGATTGCAACGGGTAATGTTGGAACTGTTACTGCCGACAGATCTGTGGACCTATCCGGCGTTCAGGCTACAGGCGAAGTTGGTACGGTTCTCTGGGGTAAGTCGGTATTCTTAGACGGTGTAGAGGCAACCGGCGCTACTGGGGTAATCTTCACTGGGGTATCTGCAACCGGCGAAGTCGGAACTGTTGGGTATGAGAAGTCATATCCCATCACCGGAGTACAGGCGACAGGTGCTGTTGGCACCTTGCAGGGCGGCAAGTCAGTAACGATAATCGGGGTTCAGGCTGTCGGTGAAGTCGGTATTTTGTGTCCTAAGTTCTGGACCTCGGTACAGGACACCAATGATGCAGACTGGGTGTTGATTGATGATTCGCAGACTAATACCTGGAACATCATTCCCGATAGCAACAGTCCTGGATGGACTCAGGTCAATAACTCCCAGACTGCGACATGGGGTCTGGTTGAAAACGAAGAAAACCCCGAGTGGGAGTTGATCGTAACAGAGGTATGCTGATATGGCTTTAGTACTAAAAGACAGGGTTAAGGAAACCACATCCGTGACCGGTACGGGTACAGCGACCCTGCTTGGTGCTGCGACCGGCTATCAGTCCTTTGCCGCCGTTGGCAACGGGAACACCACGTACTACACAATCGCAGATCAGACCGGCTCAAACTGGGAGGTCGGGATTGGCACGTATACATCTGTGGGCACGACGCTGTCCAGGGACACGGTGCTGGCCTCTAGCAACAGCGGTTCACTTGTATCGTTTACATCCGGGACGAAAGATGTGTTCGTCACGTTCCCGTCCATCATGCCCAACAACGGCATCAATTTAAACAATACAACAATAAACCAGAGCTTCACGATTGCGTCGGGGCAGAATGGTTTTTCTGTTGGACCTATGACTGTCGCATCGGGCGTGGTAATTACTGTGGCATCTGGCCAGACTTGGGTAGTCATCTGATCGCGTAGGAAATAAAAACATGAGCACCATCTCTTCCTCGACTACTACTCTGACCGCATACAAGGTCACAGCCGACACCACTGGCACGCTAGTGCTCCAGACCGGGGCTACGCCGACAACGGCTGTCACGATTGACGCAAGCCAGGTAGTAAACTTTGCCAACACGCCGACGGTGGCTGGTTCTCCTATCGGTGCATCTGCTGCTACTGCTACCGCACTGGGTACTGTTTATGGACGGATGACCACCTCTGGCGCATCTCCGTATTTGGCTGCTCTTGGTTATAACGCTGGTGCAAGTACAACGGGAGTAAGCGTAACTGCTGTTGGCACACAGGCTCTTTTTTCTAATACATCCGGCGCTAACAACACTGCTGTGGGTTATCAAGCGGCTTACACAAATACCACTGGTGACAAGCAAGTTGCGGTGGGAACTAGCTCCTTGTATAGCAATACTACCGGCGTAAACAACACGGCAGTTGGTCGAGAGGCCATGTATCGGAATACTACTGGCGGCAATAACGCGGCAGTTGGAATCAATGCGTTGCATGAAAACACAACGGCAAGCAACAACTCTGCGTTTGGAAACTCGGCGCTGTTTAGTAATACAACTGGCGCATCAAATACGGCCATTGGGGATTCTGCTCTTCTGTCCAACACCACAGCCTCAGACAGCGTTGCCGTTGGCTATCAAGCGGCATACTCAGGAACCACTGCATCAGGCGTTGTTGCAATCGGTAAATCTACTTTGTACAACAATACCGCTGGGTATAACACTGCTGTTGGTTATTCTGTACTGTATGCAAACACCAGTGGTCAATACAACGTGGGTATTGGTGGTTACGGTGGTGGTGATTCAACATTGCGTTACAACACTACGGGATCAAACAACACCGCCGTTGGCATGGACGCACTTCGCTCCAACACCACAGCAAGCGACAACGTGGCCATTGGGTACAACGCCATGTACTCAAACCAAACCGGCACAAACAACGTGGCCGTCGGCAGAAATGCCATGTACAACAGCACCGGCAACAATAACACCGCTGTTGGTCGTGGTACGTTAAACACATCCAACGGGACAGACAACGTAGCTGTTGGTACATACGCACTGAATAGCCAGACAACTGGAAGCAGCTACAACACGGCGCTTGGTAGTTCTTCTTTACAGAATTTGACCACAGGTGCAAACCACACCGCTGTGGGCTATCAAGCACTTGGCGCTATTACCACAGCCAATTCTAACGTGGGTATTGGATATCAAGCTGGGGCTGCCATTACAACAGGAAATGATAATGTTTTGGTTGGAGTACAAGCAGGTCAATACTCTAACGCATTAACGGTTGGAACAAACAACGTCATTATTGGTAATTATTCTTACGCTGCTTCAGCGTCTGATAACAATACAATTGTTATAGGTAGATTTGTTGCTGGTAAAGGCGGTTCGACAGGATTTATAAATCCGGGCGGCGGCGGTGTATATCAAGGCAACAACTCTGCATCTTGGTCAACTACATCTGATCGCAGACTGAAGAAGAATATTGTTGATAACAATGTCGGCCTAGAAAAACTGTTGCAAATTCAGGTTCGTAACTTTGAATATCGCCTGCCTGAAGAAGTTGAAGAGTTTGAATCTCATTGTGCAGTCAATAAAGAAGGTGTGCAACTCGGTGTTATTGCTCAAGAACTCCAACAGGTGTTGCCAGACTGCGTGAAGCAGGAAAGCACTGGTGTTTTGTCTGTCGACCCAGACAATCTGACTTGGTACACAATCAACGCCATCAAAGAACTCAAAGCCGAACTAGACGCAGCCAAGGCTGAAATCGCAGCACTGAAGGGAGCAGCATGAAAATATCCAACAAAGGGGTAAACTTCTCTAATTGCTCCTTCCAAACCACCACGAAAGGACAGTAATCATGGCTTCAACAATCAACGCAGACGTATCCGGTCTTAAATCAACCGCAGATACCTCTACTGTGCTGACATTCCAGACTAATAGCACGAACGCTATGTCGATCAGCTCATCTCAGGTGGTTAGTTTTGTCAACACGCCGACGACCAGCACGGGGGCAACCTATGCAACGACGGGAAAATGCATTGCGATGGCAATTGTGTTCGGCGGCTAAAGATGACAATCACGCAAGCTAAACTCAAAGCAATGTTTGACTATCGAGACGATGGTCAGCTTGTGAGTAAGTTTGCGTCATCCGGCAACAACAACTATGCCGGTAGAGCGATTGGGTGGTCTGCGGCAAAAGGGTACAGACATACAAAGATAAATGGCAAGACATACAGGTTGCACACTTTGATTTGGCTGTGGCATCATGGAGAAATTCCGGAGATGCTTGATCACATTAACAAAAACACTTCTGACAACAGGATAGAGAATTTGAGGATTGCGACGCCATCGCAAAACGCAATGAATCGAAAGCTGTTTTCAAATAATACGTCAGGTTGCAGAGGTGTGGCTTGGCATAAGCACCAAGCAAAATGGTTTGCTTATGTTGATTTCAATAGGCGTCGCAAATGTTTGGGATACTTTGATGATCTCGAACTTGCTGACTTGGTTGCAACTGAAGCCCGTGCTATTTATCACGGCGAATTCGCAAATGTTTCTTGAGGAGTAAATCGTGGCCAATCCGAACATTATAAATGTGACAAGCATCTACGGCAACACGTCCTATCTGATCCCGTCCACCACGGCGGCGACCACCTGGACTGCCCTGACGCCAGCAGTTGGAACCGTCAACAAGATCGATAACATCGTCGCATCGAACGTGACCTCCTCTGCAGCTACCGTCACCGTATCAATTAACAGCGCAACGGCTGGGGCGGGTACGGCATACCGTATTGCTTACCAGATCTCGGTTCCTGCGAACGCATCTTTGATCATCGTGGACAAGACAACGTCTTTCTACGTTGGTGAGAGCCAGTCGATTGTGGTGACTGTGGGTACGGGTAGTGCGCTTGAACTGACAGCGGCCTACGAAGCAATTTCCTGACCGGAGCCTGACATGAGTGGGCGCTATACGGGGGGCATTCTTAATGTCGGCAAGACCGGCTTGAATTGGCCTGTGACGCAGGTCGAGTACCTCGTCGTCGCTGGTGGTGGGGGAGGGGCAAGTGCTGTCGCAAATACTAACAACGGCGGCGGAGGCGGTGCTGGCGGTTTGTTGACAGCTGTAGGATACCCAATCACTCAAGGGTCATCAATAACGGTGACTATTGGCGCTGGGGGATCGGGAGGCGCATCCACCGGTATCTCAGGTTCAGCAGGTTCAAATTCTGTATTTGGAACCATTACAACTGTTGGCGGGGGTAATGGAGTTTCTGGAACCTCTACTGGCGGAACTGGTGGCTCAGGCGGCGCATCTTCAGGTTCGGGGACGGCAGGTCAAGGTAACGCTGGCGGTGCAACAGCAGCGGGTGGTTATGGTGGTGCTGGCGGAGGTGGAGCAGGTAGTGCTGGTGTTGCCTCCATTGCGGCATCAGTTGCTGGCGGCGCTGGTGGTGCAGGTGTTGTTTCTTCTATAACAGGTTCTTCTGTCCAATATGCCGGTGGTGGCGGAGGTGGCGGTTATGCTGTTTCTTATGGAGCTGGTGGCGGTGGTAACGGTGGATATGGTTTTGTAACCCCTACCGGATCGGCTACTACTGGATTTGCCAATACTGGTGGCGGAGGTGGCGGAGGCGGTGGTTTAACGGCTTCCGCTTCTCAACCAGGAGCAGCAGGCGGCTCTGGCATCGTAGTGATCCGTTATCCTGCTTACCAAGCCCAGGCCACGTCCACGACAGGCTCTCCTCGTACATACATTTCTGGTGCATATCGTGTGTACGTTTTCACATCTTCTGGTTCGATCACATTCTGAGGTAGCCCATGCCTAATGGATTATTCAATCTAAAACAGCAGTTGAGAGGCATCCAGCAAAGCGCCTGGACGGGCCAGAAGACTCCTGCTGTTAACTACCTTGTTGTTGCAGGTGGTGGTGGCGGCGGCGGATATTATGGAGCCGGTGGTGGTGGGGGTGGACTACTACAAGGAAACCTTCCTGTTTCCGCTGGTTCCGCACTTACGGTAACCGTTGGGGGTGGAGGAGCAGGTTCTAGTAATGGGTATGGAACTAACGGCTCTAACTCTATTTTTTCAACCGTAACCTCTACTGGAGGCGGCGGAGGAGCAGGAGGCTCAACAGCTTCAGTTAAAACAGGAAATTCAGGCGGTTCAGGGGGAGGCGGGCAGATCACAAACTCCACTGGTACGGCGGGTGGCGGTTCTGGTGTATTTGGACAAGGCAACTCTGGTGGTTCTGTAACTACTTCAGCAAGTAACGCTGGAGGCGGTGGAGGCGGTGCTGGCACAGTTTCTCCTGTTTACAACGGTGGAGCCGGTATTGCTTCTGATATTTCCGGTACCCGTACAGCATATGCTGGTGGGGGCGGAGGTAACAATAATGGTACGGCAGGAACTGGCGGAGCAGGTGGCGGTGGTTCTTTTAATTCAGCCGGAACTGCTAACACAGGCGGCGGAGGAGGAGGGGACAACAGTAGCGCAGGCGGCTCAGGCATTGTCATCATCTCTTACCCAGACACCTATGCTGCTGCAACATCTACGACAGGTTCACCGACTGTAAGCACAAGCGGGTCGGGGAGTATTTCGTTTAACGGGAGCAGTCAATTTGTATACGCCCCATCAAGTTCCAACATAGCCAACTTTTCTGCTGGTCAAGCATATACATTTGAATGCTGGTTTTATCAAACAAGTTCTCCCGGTTGCACTATAACTCAAGGTGGCACAAATACATTTTCTGTTGCTGTTACAAGCAGTAATGGTTTAAATATCGGAAAATCTGGAGTTGTTGATTTCATTATAACTTCAAGTAGTATATTTACCAATAATACTTGGGTTCACCTTGCTATATCAAGAAACACAAGCAACCAAACAAGATGCTGGATTAACGGAACTAGTGTTGGAAGTACAAGTAGTGATACTTATGCCTACAACAGCGCCAATCAATATATAGGATCAAACGCAGCTCCTGGTAATTATTTTCCCGGCTACTTGAGCAATGTGCGATTTGTAAAAGGTACTGCTGTTTATGATCCAACACAAACAACCATTACAGTGCCCACAGCACCACTGACTGCAATTACCAATACATCACTTTTGTTAAATTCCATTTCGGGGGCTTACCTTGCTGATTCATCAGGCGGGGCTGTTGCTTTAACTGCAAGTAGTACTGTTCCAACATGGAACTCTGCTTCACCATTCACAGTGACTGGCTACAAGAACCGGGTGTATACCTGGACATCTAGCGGATCAATCACGTTCTAAGGAAAAGATATGAGTGACAGACTTGGTGGCGTGAT